GTCTATTAGAAGTAGGGTATCTCTGGATAATATCCTCATAAGTCTTCCTACTATAATTCCTATGGATATAGTCTCGGATCCCTTGGCCCACACGATCAGCATCCTTAATATGTTCGTAGTACCAAGCGAAAGTATGTATCTTGCCTATAGGACGTTCAAGATCCATTAAAACTCCCTTGCCGAAAATTCGTCCTTCCTTACCAAGAAATTCCAGCTTATCGGTAGAAACGAAGAGGTCGGAGTAAATTAGGCCAAAAGTAGACCTTTTACCCTCCTCCCCATATACACGGCCGAAAGCAGAAAAGAACTTTGAAAAATCAATATTCTCAATAATAACATGAGTATCATCTCCAGATTGATTTTCTGTATGTAGGACTATACCAGCAAGTGTCATCACAAAGGAAATAATAACAGCGATACGCATGCTGTTACCAAGACTAGTACGAAGGGGATGACCTGAGAAAACAGAACCGTCTATAGTACCGAATACTAACATAGGCTCAATATTGCGATCACGATTACCGGGAGTACGGGCTTTTACGTGAAATTGAGCAACCATTTGAGCAATTATGAGTCTACCAACGGCCATCATATGAGGATTAAAGCCGTTAAGGGGACCTACTATGTCAAAAATTCGGGTCAATAAGACAAGGTCGATCGTCTCAAGGAGTTTACGAGACTGATGGGCATCATGACGGGCACCGTCCCACATGATAGAGATTGGATTCGCAAACTTCTTCATTTGACGAATAATACGGCGTTTCATACCTCCAGGTGTCTGAGAGAGGCATATTCCGGGGAACAAACGCTTACAATAAATGGTAAGAAGATGAGAGATCCAACCACCGAAAGCCTTAAGTTGAAAAGAAGGGTTGAAGATCAAGCGCGGTTTCAACTTATTTTCATTGTCCTCTCCTTTATATTGATTTTCGTAAGGCTTAGCAAGGAGAGTATAGGTAATAGGGCACTTTCCATTAGACATGAAGTTATTATAACCTTGGAGGTAAGATTTACGCTTAGGTCCCTCTACTGTCTCTAAATATTGATGGAATGAGACTATGGGTATGTCAGGGACATTTAGCTTTATCTTATCAACATAGGACTCTAATTCCTTCCATAATGGGTCTTCTATTTCGGGGATAGCCATTGGGCGAAG